GTTCGTAAGGAATTCACGAACGCGCACCAGAAGTATCAGGGTGAGTATCTTCATGCTTTGGCGGTTGCAGTGACAACCATCCCAGACCGGAGCTTGAGTTTTCAGGTAATTTTTACAGGACTTGAGGCGGAAGATGGAGAAAACGTGCATGGTGGCGCTATGTGGGCGCGCATGCCTCTTGCTGCTTTGGTAGGGGACATTCCTTTGGAGGAGTGGCCGGAGCGCATGCAGAACCATTTGGCACAGCCTTGGGACTGCAACTCGTATAACCATGCAATTATCAGCTTAGATAGGGCAAAACCCTCCCCTTGGCTGTGCAAAATCAACAATGAGTTTTTTACCGGCAGATACTTGTTCACGGTAGACTATGCACAGAGCGACGTGTCTGAAGATCCGTCGCAGCACAAGCAAAGCCATGTTTTAATACTGACGGATGCGGGCAAGTGGACAGGGAACGTTGTGGCACTGCCAAACAACCGGGTTCGGGTGACCAGTCCGGCTTATTGGGAAACAGGGCAGGGAGCCCCTGATTTCAGGCCAAATCAGTGGATTCACTGTGCGGAGCAGGATGATTCGTACATGGATATGGCGGAAACTTTTAACAACTTGTATCAGGAGCAAGAAAAATGATGAATTCAAAAATGATGAAAAGTGGTGGCATGGCTAAAAAAGGTGCTTCGGCTAAAACACTTCCTATGGTAAAAAAGGACGGAAAAATGGTTCCGGTTTTTGCTGCCGATGGTAAGGGAAAAATGGCCAAAGGTGGCGTGATGAAGGCCAAAATGGCAGCCAGCGGCGGCATGATGAAAGCTAAGACGGGAATGTCTGGCGGCGCATCTAGAGGCGGAATTGGCGAGGAAGTCACGGTGCGTGGTTCAGGTGCTGCTCGCTCCAGCAAAGCTAGGATCTATTAATCCATGACTACTTCTGGCGTAGCCAACTTTGATCTTCAGTTTGACGATTTAATCGTTGAGGCTTATGAGCGTTGTGGCTTAGAGGCAAGGTCTGGCTACGACATGAAAACCGCGTTGCGGTCGCTCAATCTCATTTTTGCAGAATGGGCAAATCGAGGGCTTAATCTTTGGACGATTGAGCAGCGACAAGTAACCTTGGTTGCGGGTACGCACGAATACACACTGCCAACAGATACGGTAAATGTTTTGTCTGCGGTGATCCGCACCAATAGTGGTCAAAGCACTCAGCAAGACATAACCATTGATCGAATCAGCCGTGCAGAGTGGTTACACACTCCAAACAAGAACACGCAGTCTAGGCCTGCACAATTCTATGTGGAGCGTTCTGTTCCCACTTCTTTGTATTTGTATCCTTCCCCGGACGATGCGCAAGCCTATTTGTTTGTGTATTACGCCATTCGTCGGATTGAGAATACGGGTACATATGTCAATACCGCAGACATTGTTTTCAGGTTTTTACCGTGTCTGGTGGCTGCATTAGCTTTTCATCTAGCTGTTAAAAAAGCGCCTGATCGCATGGTAATTTTGAAACAATTGTATGAAGAAGAGTTTGCAAGAGCAGCGGCAGAGGATAGGGATACGGCTAGTGTTTTCTTGATTCCAACTTTCACGGTGAGCTAATCATGGGCGCAGGCTATGCTTCCGGCAAGTTTGCAATTGCTCTATGTGATCAGTGCGGCTTTCAGTTTAAGTTACTGGAACTGGTTAAAGACTGGCAGGGATTCAAGGTTTGTGATGAATGCTATGAGCCAAAGCATCCGCAATTGGAACCTAAACGGGGACTTACGGAAGCGCAAGCCCTGAATCAGCCTCGCCCAGAAGCTCGTCTTTTTGTTACGATATATGTGGGCTTAACGACTGATTCGTCGTTTGCAAGCATTGGCATGCAACCTATGCCTATTTCCAGACAACTGGTGGCAGCCGCAGTGCTGTCTCCTGTAACCACGCTAATCACATGACCTACGCTGAACTCACTGCTGCAATACAAAGCTACACCGAAAACACGTTTACGGCGACGGAGCTTGGAACTTTTGTTCAGCAAGCCGAGCAACGTATATACAACATGGTGCAGTTGGCCAATTTGAGAAGCAATCAAACCGGGACTATTACATCAGGTAATAAATACTTATCTGCGCCCAATGACTTTCTATCCACTTATTCTTTAGCAATTTATACATATGCGTCTCCAACTGCCACAGGCACTTCGGGTCAATTCACTATTGTAGTGAGCAGTGCTACAGATATTGCTGTTGGGCAATACGTCACGGGTTCTGGAATTGGAACGGGAGCACTGGTTACTGTAATAGCTGGGACCACAATAACTTTGTCAGTTGCCAACAGTTCTACTGTTGGTGGCACAGTTGTTTTTCAAGGCAATTACCTGTTCCTACAGGATAAAGATGTAAATTTTATTCGTGAAACTTACCCTAATCCTAGCGACACTGCGGAACCAAAATACTATGCTATTTTTGGCCCTCAATCAGTGGATGAGGGAGAGTTGTCGTTTATCTTAGGTCCAACACCAGACAGGCTGTACAAAGCAGAATTACATTACTACTACTATCCAGAGTCTATTGTGACTGCGGGAACTTCATGGTTGGGTGAAAACTTTGACTCTGCTCTTTTGTATGGCTCTTTGGTAGAGGCATACACTTTCATGAAGGGTGAGCAAGATATGATGGCGCTATACGATATCAAGTACAAAGAAGCAATGGCTCTCTTAAAGAACTTAGGGGATGGTAAACAGCGCGGAGATACATATCGTGATGGCCAAGTCAAGGTGAAGGTGCAGTAATGATTACATCTGGACTTACCACAAGTTTTAAAGAACAAATTTTGTTGGGGGAACACGACCTTAACACGGACGTTCTCAAGATTGCTTTGTACACATCAGCAGCCACTCTTGATGCCAGCACAACGGTTTACTCTACTACCAATGAGGTATCAGGAACAGGGTACACAGCAGGCGGGGAAGTACTTTTGAATGTTGTAGTGCAGCAAGGGGATGGCACAGGATATGTAAGTTTTGACAATCCTTCGTGGCCCGGTGCAAATTTCACTACACGTGGGGCGTTAATTTACAATTCCACAAAAGCAAATAAATCGATTGGTGTCATTAATTTCGGCCTAGATCAAACCATGACAAATCAAGGTTTTCAAATCCAGTTACCCCCAAATAACCCCGAAACCGCTGTAATACGAATTACTTAAGGAGTTTAAATTGATTGTTACCACCACAAAAGGCGACATGGACGAATCTTTGCTTGAAAAGCGAGAGGGTACTGTAGACAATGACAACGAGTTGACCAATTGGGTTGAGTATTGGCTGGAAGGTGAGCTTGTTCACCGTTCTGCCCATGTAACCTTAAAAAAGATGCCGCCAATTGGCGGCGAAGCAGCTTCAATAACGTAAAGGAAAAATCATGGCAAACACGCAATCAATGTGTACTTCGTTTATGGGTGAGTTGTTGACCGGAACACACAATTTCGGCACTGCCCCCGTTCGTGCATCAGGCGCTACAGACGCTTTCAAGGCGGCGTTATACCTAGCATCGGCCACCGTAGATGCAGCCACGACTGCATACACAGTCAGTGGCGAAGTATCTGGTGCGGGTTATTCGGCTGGCGGTGTGGCGGTGACTATGGCGACCCCTCCTACGGCAACAAACTCTTCGGCAACAGCGGGGGTGGCTTTTGTCACACCTTCAGCATCTATCACATACACCACGGTAACTTTGACCACGGCGTTTGATGCGGTGTTGATTTACAACTCAACACAGAGCGACAAGGCTGTTAGCGTCCACACTTTTGGTTCACAGACCATTACTGCGGGTACTTTCACTTTGACCATGCCAACAAACAACACTACAAACGCTTTGTTGCGCTTGGCTACCACCTAAGGGGTAGTTCATGTCTCTCGGCTGGGGTGACGGTACATGGAGTAGCGGCCCTTGGGGTGGAGGGACTGTCTACCCAACAGGCGATTCGGCAACTGGCTCCGTTGGGTCAGTCTCGCCTGATCGAGTCGTTGCCCTTACTGGTGTATTGGCTTCTGGAAATGTTGGGGATGTTACTGAGACAAACAACCCAACAGAAGACGGCAACATTGCCTATGGAAACGCAGGCAGTATAGGGGTTACCCGCACAGTCGCATTGTCGGGAGTTTTGGCATCTGGGGCTGTTGGTTCTGTTTCAATAAGTGCAGACAAAGATGTTGCTTTAACTGGTAATGTCACATCCGGGTCTGTTGGTTCGGTTACAACAACCATTTCTAAGGCTTTAACGGGGAATTTGTCTTCCGGGTCTGTTGGTTCGGTTACAACAACCACTTCCAAGGCTTTAACAGGTGTAGACGGGGCTGGTTCGGTTGGTAGCCTTACCCCCTCTAATCTTATCGATTTAACTGGGAATGTCACATCCGGATCTGTTGGTTCGGTTGCCCGTGGCGAGACATTGCTTGCGTTAACGGGGAATTTGTCTTCCGGGTCTGTTGGTTTGGTTACATCAGCCATTTCCAAGGCTTTAACAGGTGTAGACGGGGCAGGTTTGGTTGGCAGCCTTACCCCATCTAATCTTATCGATTTAACTGGTAATGTCACATTCGGGTCTGTTGGTTCGGTTACAACGACCATTTCTAAGGCTTTAACGGGTGTAGACGGGACAGGTTCGGTTGGCAGCCTTACCACTTCTAGGCTTGTTGCCTTGGTTGGTGTAGAGGCAACGGGCGCTGTAGGCACGGTTGTTTACACTGAGCTTTTCCCAGCGCCGGGGGATGAGGCGATCGGTTCGGTTGGCGCAGTTAGCCCTGCTTTTTCAGTGGCTTTGACCGGGGTCGGAGCAGTAGGCGCGGTGGGAACAATAACGCACGGTGGTGCGGTAGTTGGGTTAACGGGTGTTAATGCCTTGGGCGAAGAGGGTAGTGTAGCTATCTCTTTTTCTAAGTCACCAACAGGCGTTAGTGCAACTGGAAAGGTGGGCACTGTGATCGCTGTCTATTGGAAACCTATAGATGACACACAGACCCCTTCGTGGCAAAATATCAATAACCCGCAGACTCCCGGTTGGGGGAACATTTCAAATGTTCAAGCCCCAAATTGGGAAGAAGTTGTAACTTGAGGTAAAAAATGGCAACAGCATATACATCATTATTGGGGCTGGCTCTTCCTGTTACGGGCGAGTTATCGGGTACATGGGGTACAACGGTAAACGACGAAATAACAGCGTTGCTTGACTCTGCGGTAGCGGGGACGACAAGCATCACTGCTGACGCAGACATTACCCTATCTGACACGGATGGGGCTGCTAATGAGACACGGCAGGCGATTATTCTTTGGAATCCCGCCACGGGCACTACCACAAGGAATATTACTGCTCCTGCACGGTCCAAAGCGTACATTGTCATCAATGCTTCTGGGGGCACGCAGTCTATTGTCCTTCGCGGTGCGGGACCAACGACTGGGGTGACTATTGTTCAGGGAGAAAAAGCTGTCTGTGCTTGGAACGGCTCTGACTTTGTAAAGGTGGCCAATCAAAACGGGGCGGGTGCTTTCACTACGCTGACGGCCAGCACAAACATCAATTCCACCCGTATCAACCCGCGCACATCAACAGTCGCTGATACTGCCACCCTTACGCCTGACATCTCTACTCACGACCAGTTCAACATAACTGCACAGGCACAGGCGCTGGCAGTTGCTGCACCTACTGGAACGCCGGTAGACGGCAATAAGCTGATACTTCGCATTCTGGACAACGGCACTGCCCGAGCAATCACTTGGGATGGCACATATACCGTGATTGGTACGACACTGCCGACAACCACCATCATCAATAAAATGATTTACGTTGGCTGCATTTACAACAGCACAAACACC